TGTGCTCTTCCGATCTGAGGAGGGAAGGAAGGAATTTAACTGGATTATAAAATACAGATGTTAATCTTCCACATGGTTCTATTTGCTGTTTTCTACCATTAACACAACAATCTAATGTATATGTAATTTCTTCATCAAATAATAAATCAAAAGAATCTTTTTCGTTGCCAAATGAAAATGTTTGCGTTACTTCATTATAAAATACTTTAAAATAGTTATAATCAGTAATATTAGGTAGGCTATTTTCTTCTCTAATTCTTTTATTCATAATAAACTCTAAAGAATTTTGTAATGTTGTTGGATTATAAAAGCCATCTGGTATAGTAATTAAATACTTTCCTGGGTATGAACCATTAGTTAATTGTATATAAAATTTAGTATTTTGTTTTGCTGTTGAAAAATTAAAATACATTGCTGGTAAATTTATTTCAACTATTCTCATAGATTGTATATTAATATATTGTTGAGGACACCTAATACTAAATTCATGAGAGAATGGCCATGATTTTATATCACGATCGGATGAATGAATAGAAAGTAATTTTCTATCTAAATTAAAATTTTGAACTCTTTCAATTATTGGATGACTACTTGTAGATATATTAATATTATTACTTGTTGGAGGAAAAAAACTCATTATTAATTTAATAATATATAATAATATTAATAAATATATCTAATAAAAAATAATAAATTATTATATATGGACTTTTATAAAATCGAATACATAAATACATTTATTATTTGTTTAGCAATTATTGGAATTGTAACAAGTTCCACTTCTACATTACATACAAATGTAGAAGGGATAATTAGTGGTTATAGTATAACTGTTGGTAGTTTTTTACTTTTATTTATATTAACATTTGTAGATTTGATTAAAAAAACAATTCCAATCTCTCAAATAGTAAGTTTATTATTTGCTATATTTGTATTAATAGTTATATGTAGTGCCTTATTAATATTAAATTTAAAAAATAAGAAAGCAATCAAAGAAGGTAAGGTTGCTAAAGAATATTATACATATAATTCGATTGTAACTATATTTATTATTATTCAAACACTTATATTATTAAATAATATATCAAATATATCAAAAATGGATACAACTGGTTTATCCATGGTTTCAACTATTATAGGATTAATTAATCTAATATTTGTTTCATATATGTTTGTTATCTTGATTTTATTTTCAACAGATGGTTAAAATACTATCTAATTTTAAAAATTTGAAAGTTAGCCCTATGTTATTTGAGGCATCCCATATTCCAGAAATTTTTAATATATATTTTGTATATTTTTCTTGATCTTTAGTATAATCAGTATTAATAAAATTATTATTGAAATACTCTCTTATTTTATAGTTTTTAATTTTCTCTTTTGAAAATTTATTTAATATATTATCTTCCAAACTTTGAATATACAACAATAAACCATGGTTATTATTTTTATCTTTATTATCTATATTACAAATTAAATATATACCATTCAATGTTAGTAAATTATTTGAATATATAATTCTTATAAACTTTGAATTATTAATTATAATATTTTTAATAGGATCTAAAAAAAATATATCATCGATAGTTATATCTTTTACTGATAATGCAATATTCATATGATAATTAATTTTGTTTTATAATTTTTAAATTAATTATTAATCAACATAAATAATAAAAAAATTGGTATATCATTATCAATGTTATTTATATTATTTAACAAACCATCTAATCTATCAATTTGCTTATTTAAATTATTTATTTTTTGTATTAAATATTCTCTCCAAACATTTGAAAAATTTGGATAATTATCTTTTATAAGATCTACTTTATATAATATAGATTCTATTTTACTATCTATTTTATAATCCATTTATAATAAATATTAAAATGAATTTTTTATTAATTTTATTAACTTAAATATTAATTTTGTAGTTAAAATAAGTATGAAATTTAATGAAACTTTATTTGATGAATATATATATAGTAATAATAATTATGACTTACATAAAAAAATAGATTTTAGTAAAATAGAAAATATAAGCAATTTACCTAATATAATAATTTATGGTCCTCCAGGAATTGGTAAATACACTCAAAGTTTAAAAATAATAAATCAATATAGTGATTTTAATTTAAAATATGAAAAAAAAATTTTAATTGTTTTCAACAAAAACAATTATTATTACAAAATAAGCGATATACATTATGAAGTTGATATGGAATTATTAGGATGTAATTCAAAAACTTTATGGCATGAAATATTTAATCATATTATTGAAATAATAATATCTAAAAATAATAAAAAAGGTATAATATTATGTAAAAATTTTCATTTAATAAATAGTGAATTATTAGATATATTTTATAGTTATATGCAAAAACATTACAATAATAGTAGTATAATTCGTTTTATATTAATATCTGAAAATATCTGTTTTATTCCGGATAATATTATCAATAATTGTAAAATATTAAATATTAGTAGGCCAGTAAAAAATAATTATAATAAATGTTTAATAAAAAAGATTGGAAATAATCTAAATATTAATCATATATGTAATATAAAAGATATAAAAAATAATATAGATATAGATTTTAGCTACAAAGATTATTCAGATAAAATTTTCAATATTATTATCAATCATACAAATATTGATTTTATGACTTTGAGAGAAAATATATATGATATTTTTATATACAACATTGATATAAACTTATGTATTAATTATATTATAAAGAAATTAATAGAGAGAAATATTATAAATTTTGATAAAATAACAGAAATATTAAAAATAACATTTGATTTTTATTTATACTATAACAATAATTATAGACCGATTTATCATTTAGAGAAATATATATTAAATATAATATCAATAATAAATGAATTATAAAAAGGCTATAAAAATATTAGAAATTGAGGGAACTTTTGATTATAAAATATTAAAAAGTAGATATTATATAAAAGCATTAAGATATCATCCTGATAAAAACAGCGAACCAAATGCTGAAGAAAAATTTAAAGAAATATCAGAGGCATATAATTATTTAAACAAATACATTAATAGCAAAAACAAGGAATCTTATCATGAATCTAGAGAGAATTTATCTAATGATGATTTTGATAATAGTAATTATGATTATAAAAATATTTTGTATAAATTTATTCTATCATTAAATGGAGATTTTACATTAAATGAAAATGATATAGAATATTTTAATAATATTTTTGATAATGAAAATATTAAATATTTATTAACAATATTAAAATTATTACCAAAAAACAAGCTCCATTCTATATACAATTATTTAATAAATATACATTTAATTAAGGAATCTATAATAATAAAAGAAATAGAAAAAATTTTAGAAGAAAATAGCAAACCAGATATAAAATATATTATTAATCCATCAATAAATAATTTATTAAATCACGAAGTATTTAAAATAAAAATAGAAAATGAAGACTATTTTATCCCATTATGGCACAACGAAATAATATACGAAACTTCTAATAATACATTAATATTTGAATGTATACCAAAAATAGATAATCATATTTTTATAGATGATGATAATAATATATTTATAAATGATAATGTTGAACTACATTCTTTATTGGAAAAAGAACATTATGAAATAAGTATTGGAAATAATAAATATAATATAAACATGGAAGATATTAAAATAAAAAAAAATCAAATAATAACTATAAAAAATAAGGGTATATCAAACATAGATTATGAAAATATATATAATATAGAAAATAAATCTAATATATATATAAATCTTACTTTGTATTAATAATAATAAAAAAAATTTATTATTATTTTAATATTTTAACTAATAAACTAGAGTAATTCATTATTTATAATTTTTTATATTTTGTATTATTTATTTTTATTTTTTATTTACTCATCTGTCTTCTTCTTACGAACTACTTTCTTCTTAGGAGGAGCGGGTGGTTCATCAAGATCAACTTCTTTTACCTTTGGTGGTGTTTCTACTTTTTCTTCTGCTACTGCTTCTGCTACTGCTTCTGCTACTGCTTCTGCTACTGCTTCTGCTACTTGTTCTGTTGCTACTGGTTCATCTTCATCATCTGTATCTTCAACAACCTTAGCAACAACATCATTAGCATCATCTTCATCAAGATTTGCTGTTTGAAGTTTTGTTTTATCTTCCTTTGAAAGATTGATAAAACACTGCCCCTTAAGATTCTGCTTTGGTTTTACTACTGCCTGTAGAAGCTTCCATGTAACACCAAACTTACCATTCGCAAACCAAATACCACCACACTGAATTACGGTAGCGATGTTCGAAGCTTTTGTAATAAGTTCAAGAGGTGTAACTCCCGCCGATGATGGGAATAGTTGCGTCTGTTCCATATCGTAAAGTTCACACTTCCATTCTCCTTCCCAATAAGGAATCTTTACGCGAAGAGAAGGCGAACGGCTAGTATCAGGATCACCAGAAGGATCTTTTGGATATTTTAGAATTGGTGTGAATAGAGCATCTACAACATCTGTTGTCATCTTTGCCTTATTCATCCATTCCTTAGAATTAGTAATGGCATCAGCTTTAATTTTGCTTTCAAAAGCAATCATATTATCAAGAAACTTCTTAATTTCTGGTGTATTGTATTCTTCATTTGGAAACTGAAGTGACATATCATATGTTCGCTTACCAGATTGTTCATCAACATATTCATTAATACCCCATGTTAGCATAAGTGGCGTCGATACAAAGACACTTTTGTTGCTTTTCTTGTTTAGAATACCAATGCTCTTACCACCAACATTATTAACCTTTGGCTTTGTATAAACGAAGCTGCTAAGGTCGTCGGTAACACCATTAAGAATCATATTATCAGCGCCTGCCATTATTGATAGTTTAATATATTGTATTCTCTTTAAATCAATTTTTTTTTAAAATATATAAAAAGTAAAATAAAAAATTTATAAAATCATATTTTCAAAAAAATCTATTGTATTTTTACTGTAATCTCTGTTAAAAAAAATATTTTTATTTTTATTATATTTAAATATTTGTGGGTTATTGTCCCAAATATCTATTTTTTTATTTTTTTTTATATCCATACCAAAATATGGAAATGAAATTATTTTTTCCGCATTTGAAAAAAATGTTGCCCAAAAACATAATGTACTATTTGATGTTACAATATATTTTGATTTAATAATACTATTTATATCTTCAATCAAAGTTTGCTCTTTATATATTGGTATTTTATTTATTGATTTAATTTTATTTATTAATTTAAACATGTATAATTTTTCCCATTTCTCATTTAATTTATCGCATATTATATATATTTTTTTATAATTCTCTCCATATTTTTTAATACAATCTATATAATAATCACAATTAATTATTAAATGTCTATTATTTGGTAAATAATAATCACCCAATCTTACATGTATTGAAAAATTGTCTTCTGTTTTATATTTTTCAACTACCATATTTAAAATTCTCTCTTTATTTAAATAAAAAATTTCTTCATATTGAAAAAATCCATCAAATATATATATTCCTCTTCCATAATATGGTAATTTGTGGTTCTCAATATTAAAATCCTTATCTCTCAATGTATATGTTTTCAAATCTTCATCAAAAATAATATTTTCATCTATAGAATTCTTTTTTAACTTTATATAATTATTCTTTATTTCTGTTATTAATGTCAAATTATGTTTCTCTCCATACAATCTAGCCATAAAATAAATAAATAATTGATTTCCATAACCACCATAATAATTTAATTTTATATATCCATTACTTTTACTCATTACTCAATAGTAGAAATTTATTTTTATTTTATTTTATTTTTTATTTTCAAAACTTAAAAAATTAAAAATAAAAAAATTGAAACAAAATTTTACTTATATAACTATTACACCCAAAAACTTCTCAAACGTCAAAATGTCTTTCATTGAGCAGATGCGTTTCCTTGCCATTGAGCGTGCTGATGTAGTGGCAAATGAAGAGGCAAAAGTTGTAGCTGAGAAAGCTAACAAGAAGGAACAGCACATGAAGGAAGTCAAAGAGGAGAAGTTCAAAATGCTCAATGAAAAGTATTTTGATATGATTGAGCGAAAAATCAAAAACATGTCGGTAAAGGGAAAGCGGGAAGCATACATTAACTTTCACTGGGATGACTTTAAGGCAAACTGTCATGGTCTTGGAAATCCAAAGCAGTTTCAGCGTCTTTGGATTAATGAAATTACAAATCCTCACAGCACTTATTTGCCAAAGGATGAAGATGGTAACGGAAAATGCCTAGAAGGTCTACATGCTGACATTTGGGGAAACGGCGCTTTTACAACACACTTCACATGGTAAATTATTACCATGAAAACTAGGTTCTAGGAAAAAAGAAATAAAAACAAAAAAGAAAATATTTCTAATTTTTACAAATAATTTTAGAAATATTTTTTTTCGTTTAAAAATGATATCATAATGAAGTTTAGAAATAATTAATATATATTATCATTTTAAAGCACTTAAAAAGGACATTATATAGTAGGTTATATAAATATGCCAAAAGCAAAAAAAACCGAGACCACAACCACCGCCGTTGCTGCCGAAATGCCTGTTGAAGTTGTAACTGATAAAACAACTTCGAAAACAACAAAAGCTAAAGCTGAAAAAACCACTACACCAAAGAGTACAAAATCGAAAACACCCGAAGTTGATGTAGTTCTTACAAAAACTGATGCTCCTGTTGAAACCACCGAAACTACTGAAATGTCTTCCATGACTGACGGTTTCACTGAATTCCTTTCCAAGCTTCAAGCTCTTACAACTCAAATTGCTTCGCTCAAAACCGAATTCCGTGCTCTTGAAAAACGCTCGGTTCGTGAACTTAAAGCGGCTCAAAAGGCTAATGCCAAACGCAAGCGCAAATCTACAAACCGCGCCCCCTCTGGATTTGTTAAACCTACACTCATCAGCAACGAACTTGCTGGTTTCCTCAACAAACCAGTTGGCACTGAAATGGCTCGCACTGAAGTTACACGCGAAATCAACGGTTACATCCGCGAACACAATCTCCAAGACAAAGAAAATGGTCGCAAGATTAACCCTGACAAGAAACTTGCTTCCCTTCTCAAGATTAAATCTGGTGATGAACTCACATACTTCAACCTCCAACGCTACATGAGCCCCCACTTTGCCAAATCGCAAAAAGCTGAGGTTGCCGCAGCTGTTTCTGGTGCTGTAACCGCTTAAATTTTTGATTTAAAAATAGTAAAAAATCTAAATTCATAAAATACAAAATAATAAATAAAAATATTATTTATTATTTTTTTTATTATTTTAAAACTTATTAATAAGCAACTGATTGATATAACCATGGCAATGATTCTGCTGCTTCATTGTGAACTAATGTTAATGCCGATAATACATAATAACTACCCATAACTTTAAAATCTCTTGTTATTCCATTATTTACTAATTGTTCCATAATATTTAATGCTAATTTTTGAACTTGTAAATAAGATAAATTTGAAATATAGTTTAAATTTATATTTCTAAATAATATTCCCATTGGTGGACATATATTACGTCTTGTTTGATCTGTAATTTGTGCTCTGTAAAACCAAATATCTGCCATTTCTCTTATAAATCTTACTATTTGCTGTCTATTTAAATCTAAAAACCATTTCATATTTGTATAATTACCTAATTCATCTATTTTTTGAAATAGTTCCAACGTTCTCATTTCTATTTTTTTCTTATTTGTAAAATCATTACTTATATCTTGTAATTTTGTATCACAATCTATTTTTAAACATTTCGATAATTTTATTACATTATTTATATTTGTTAATATATTTACTGAAATTTTATTTCTTGTATACGGATTTAAAACGCCCTTTTCACTTTTTAAAAATAAATTGTAGAGAGATAAAATATTGAATCCCCATATATTATTTTCCTCATCTACATAACTAATAAATTGATTATATGGTATTTCTGTCATTTCTTCCAAAGTAAAAAAATCTGTATCATTTTTACAAATATTTCTATTTAAAAATCCCGGTCCTAATAAATAATTATATTTTCGCTGAAAATAACCTCGAATATACTTCTGTAATTTAATTATGTAGAAAGAGTCTCGTAAATAATTATAAATGCGATCTTCTAGCTCTTTTTTACTACCTGAAACCTTTTGTTTATAATGTTTACAAATATCTTTTAAAAATGAAACCCTATGATTTTGATTCTTAATTAATTCATATTCATTATAATTTGGAATAAAAAAATTTTTTTCATTTACTATACTTCTTCTTTTCTTTGATGGTTTATCATAACGTTCTTCATTCATACTATTAATATACTATAATATAATATACTTTTTAATAATATTATATTATTGTTAATAAAAATTAGTATTTAATTTACAAATATAAATCCATCTTGCTTCATGATTTCTTTTATATTATCTTTATCTATTAATGTTCTATTTATCTTGTAACGCTTTAAATTAACATTATCTAATAGAAACATATTATTAATTAGATATAATTCTATAATATTAATTAATCCTTTCATATTATTATCTAACCATGTATAAAAGTCAATATTATTATTTTTTTCATCATTTTTATAACTTTTATAAAACTCTACACTTTTATATAAATCTAAACCATTATTATCATTGTTATAATCTGTTCCTGATAATACACATATTTGTCTAAAATCACTTAATGATATTTCTAACTCTTTTAATATTTCTGATAAATTATATAATACCATTGATTCATTTAACAAACTTAAATATCGTAAAACTCTTGGACATCCATAGAGAAACAAATCCATATCTTCACTCAGACAAGCATACGCTATTTTTTTTATAACTAATTTAGCACATAATTGATCTGCTTCACCTTCAGCTTCAATATAACTTTCACCAAATGCTGTTATTAATTTTTTTATACTATCAATATGATATCTTTCTAATTTAACAAATTTTTTCTTTAATTCAACCATTTCATTTTGTAATACATTTTTTTCTTCTTTTTCATATTCATTATCATTTATTTCATTCATCTTTACTTCTAATTCTCTATATTTTTCTCGTGCTTCTTCTTTTACATTGTTTCGTTTTTCAATTAATTTATATTTTTCTTCAGGCGGTTTTCCATCAAAAACAAAAATACCTGTTATATTATAAAATTTAAATAGAGATAATAATAAATAGAAATTTTCTAATAATACTTCTTCTTGTAAAAATCTATATAAATAAATTGATGTATCAATTGCTATATATTTACCTCTTAGATCCTCCATTTTTATAACACTTACTCCATTCTTACAATTTGTTTTAATATATTTATTCAATAAGCGTATGCCCATATTTAATAATTTATGCTTTAATTAATTATATATTTTTTAATTCAATTTTATTAAAATTCTATACATGTCATTCGCGCCACATTTCCTTTTATTATTTTAACACATTCTAATGAATTAATAAATTCTCCTTTTATACCTATATCTATAATTAAATTTCCATAAGATGTTAAAACATCTGGTTTTCTAGAGAAATTTATAAAATATTCATTATTTTTATAACACCAATGTATAAATTGATAATAATCACTCATTAAAATAGCACCTATCACATAATAACAAAAAACATTTGAATTTTCATTATAATTATTATTTCCTTTCATTAATAAATCTCTATAAGAGAGATTCATATACTTTAAAATATTATTACATTGCTGTAAAGAATATATTCTCTCAAATTGTAAAAATATATTGCTCAACTCCATATATTTTTTTATATTTTTTTTATTATTCAAACACCCATATGCTGTAATTAAACAATTAATTATTCTTGCCCATACTTCACAATAACTCTCATAAATTAAAAAATCACTTTTTACATTAAATTGTTTTTTTATTTTATATTTTATTTTTTCTATACTTGATGTTGAAAAATCAAAATCAAAACTGTGAAAGCACTCGTGAATTAAGACTTTAAACCATTCTTCTTTTCTATATATAATTATCTCTCCATTATTATTACAACCACTCATTGTAAATGCTGTATTTACATTATTATGATCTAAAGTTATATTTGGCTTATTTGGTAATTTTTTTTCAAATGGTGTTAAATATATATAAATATTTGTAAAATTTGAACAATTATTATTTATATATTGATTTGCTATATATAACCAAATAAAAACTTTTTTTACATAATTATCTATATTATTTACTAATTCATCATCTTTATAAATGTAGAAGTAGAGAGAAAAAGTTCTCGAATTTATTAAAATTGTATAATTTATCATAGTTGATTCCTCATTTTCTATATATTTTTTTATATTTTCAGGAAAAAAATTAGAATTCCACATAATAGGTTTATTATTTTTATCAAAATAATATTGATAATTAATATTTTTTTTTATATATTTATAATTTTTATTAATAAATTTATTACCATTGTAAATTATTCTATAAAATAAATATATGTAATTTTTTAATTCGTCTAATTTTAAATCTGAATAATCCTTACTACATTTTTTTATTATATCCATATTCGTTTCAATAATATCACTACTAATATTATTCAATATCATATATTATATATTAATTAATTATTATTTTATTTTTCAATATATATAGTATCTTTCTCCAATAATTAAAATTGATTATAAAATTAAATAATAATTAATTTATAACTATATTAATTATTATCAATTATTATCAATTATGTCACTAGTTCTTGTATATTATTTACTTTATAAAGTTAAATCATCGCCAACATTATGGATTGTTAATATTTATGAAACTATAAATAAGGATCTCATAGAATATGTTGAAAATTTTCATTCTCTTCAAGAAGTTTATTATTTAGTATCAAGTAATAATTCTTCTTTAGATATTGATAATGTAAAACAATTTACTACTTTAAATTTAGATAATAATTGTGAATTAATCGGTAGAAGTTACTAATTCAGATCTTATTTTCATTAATATATCTTGACGCTCTGGTTCTGAACCTCTTTTAAAATGCATTAATTTAGCATCTTTTGTTTTTAAAAGAATATCAGCTAAATCTTTATTTTCTTCGTATTTAGCCTCTTGAGCTATAGTCATTACTTCATCTTTTTTATCAAAAAACCCTTCATCTATCTTTATTTTTTCATCTCTTACTCTTTTTCCTTCATATTTTCCAGTAGGACCCCCAGCAGCTTTTGCTAATGCTGGGTCTTTTGAAATATCACTACTAGATTCAACAGTAAATTTTTCATAAAATTCTGGATGTTTTACTTTAAATTTATTTCCTTGATAATAATGTTCAACAGATTTCCATGTTTTTCCATCTAATTTTAAGTTACTTTCCCAAAAATTTGATAATTTTCTTCTCCAATCTGGTATTTTTGAAAGTTCTATAAATTCCTTTTTTCTTTCTTTATTTAATATTTCACCTGCTCCCTCTCCTGGAAATTTATTTCCTGCTGATTTTGAATAATATTGAAAAACTACATCCTCTTTATATAATTCTTTTTCTGGAGTAATTAACTTCTCCATAACTTCTTCATCAACTTCTCCATCTTTATCTTTTGAGTGATCTTTTTCTTGTATATCATATTCTCTAAATTCTGGTATTAAATAATAAGGACCTGCTTGTCTTTCTAAGCATTTATCTTTTATTAATTTTACTACTTCTTCTGGTAATTCATCATAAGTAAATGCTCCTTTTTTATTGTATTTTATTAACTCATAATGATTGCCACTATATGCTAACATTATATAATGGGTTGGATTAAATACACCAGCATCCTGTAATATTGTATCATTAAGTTGTCCACAATTTAATACATTATCTTCATCTCCCATTTCAAATGATTGTTCAGAAAATAAAATAAATTTTAATTTTAATTCACGTTCTAATGTAGATATTGACCATGTTTCACCCCAAAAAGTACTAGTTTGTATTTTTCTTCTTAAATCTTCTATTGTATTAACTCCTTCCATAAAATTAAATTCTTGTAACATTTCCTTAGCAAAACCTTCATTATCTTTTTCTGTTTTGAATTTTTCTGTATTTTCTCTTGCTTCTTTTATTATTTCTTGTTGCTCTTTTCTATTTTTTATACTAGATAATTGTGTTTTTAATTCTTTATTTCTGCTATTCAATTCTCTCATAGTTTTTCTTATTTCCTCATAATTATTTTTTGTTTCATCATATAATAATTTCCAATTTGAAAATAATTCTTCTGTTACTTGTTCTGCTAAAATTTTACGCATTTCACCTATTGTTATATCACGTCCTATTGTTTTTAAACCATCCCTTATACTAGCAAACAAACAATCTCCTCCTCCTTCGTTATCTAAAATTTCATAAAAATTGCTTTTCATATATTGTTTAATCCATTCATCATATTCTTCTTCGCCACTTTCCTCTTCTTCGCCACTTTCCTCTTCTTCGCCACTTTCCTCTTCTTCATCACTTTCCTCTTCTTCATCCATTTCTTCTTCAGTTTCCTCTTCTTGACTTTCTTGTTTCTTTTGTTCATCTGATAGTTTTTTATCAGATGATTTTTCAATGAAATCCTCTATAAAATAATTATAAAATAATGGTTCGTTTAATCGTTCAATATCTATATCACCATCTTCATCTAATATATTAGGCTCTCTATCAGCTAATATTTCATATAAACCAATTTGAGAATCTACCTTATCTTTTACTACTAAATATATTGGATAATATATAATATTCTTTTGTATGAAACTATATTTTGCTTGACCTAAAGCTATTTCTTGTGTTATTCCTAATATTTCAATTTCATATACTGTAGCATCAAACTCTAAATCATCTTTATCTAATTTTTTTATTTCTGGATAATTTATTGTATTATCTAAAATAGATTTTACCATTATAAAATTTATATATATTTTTGTTTAATTAAGTTATTAATTTAAATATTAAATAATATTTAATATAATAATTATGATTTTTCGACACATTGAATCTAATGATTATTACAAAGATTATTTAACTTTATTAGAACAATTAACTATAGTTGAAAAAGAAAAAATTAATTTTATACAATTTAAAAACTTTGTTAATAATCTCTCTAATAAACATATTATTATTGGAACAGGAACTTTGCTAATAGAAAATAAAGTTATACATAATATGGGTTTAGTAGGTCATATAGAAGATATTGTTATACATAATAATTATAGAAAACAAGGATTGGGTAAAAAAATAATTGATGAATTAATAAATATTTCTATTCAATCCAACTGCTATAAAATTATTTTAGATTGTAATGAAAAAAATGTAAATTTTTATCAAAATTCTGGTTTTAAACAAAAAGAAATTCAAATGGTAAAATATTTATAAATTTTATAAATTTTACATTTTTATAATTTAATCTGTTGTAACACATTTTGCTAAATTTCTTGGTTTATCGGGATTTATATTATTCATTAATGATAATTTATATGCTATAATTTGTAATGGAATTATTGATAATAATTCATTATAAACCTCATTATATGGTATACTTATCACATATTCATAATCATCACATGTTTCTATATCATAATTGTTTATAATTATTACAGGTGCTTCTCTCGAACTTATTTCTTCATAACATGAATAATTTTTTGAATAAAATTTATTTCTTAATAATAATAATATAACTGGCATATTTTTTTCCAATAAAGCAAAAGGACCATGTTTTAAAGCGCTACTAGAATATCCCTCAGCATGTATATATGAAATTTCTTTTATTTTTAAACTAGCTTCTTTTGATATTGCCTCGCCTTTTTCTTTACCTAAAATAAAGAGACTTTTTTTATTTAATACATCAATTATCTTATCATCAATATTTACTTTTTCTAATATTTCTTTTATATCATATGGTAACTGCCGTAAATATTTTATATATTTTTGTCTTTTATTTACATTTATATTATGAATTTGTGAAAACCATATTGCTACCATAGAGAGAACTATAACTTGATTTGTAAATGATTTTGTGGATGCTACACTTATTTCTCTTCCAGCATTTATATAGCAACCACAGTTTGTCTCTCTAGCTATCATAGAGTCAACAGTATTTACAATTCCAATTGTAAATATATTATTTTCTTCTGCTAATTTTAAACAATCATATATATCTTTTGTCTCTCCTGATTGGGATAATAATATAATTGCTGTATTACCTTTTTTTGATATATCATTTATATTGAATTCTCCTCCATCAATTACAAATACACTATTAAAATTACATAAATCATTAAAATAATATTTACTTAATACTCCAGAATGATAAGACGTACCACAACCTATAATTACTAAATTTTCTACAGTTTTCAAATATTCTTTATTTATTTCTAATCCACCTAATATTACCTCGCTATTATTTAATAATCTACCACCTAAACTGATTGCCCTTAAAGATGATTCATATTGATCATGAATTTCCTTTTCTATCCAGTATTTATATGGTTCAGGTGTTAATTCTTGAGAAACATTATTATTTTCATTATAAGTATATTTATTTTTTGTATTAATTATAATATTATTTGATTTTAACTCAAGAATACAAATATCATTACTATTCAATATAAAATAATTATTAATATATTTATTAAAACCTGATTTTTCTGATGAAACTATAGCACAATCATCACTAACACCAATTAGTAAAGGACTTCCGTGTCGACAACAAAATAAATTATCTTTGTAATCTAGATTCATTATAACTAGAGCCCATGTCCCTTCTAATTCATTCTCTAAATTTTTTAAAATTTCTTCAAAATTTCTTTTTTTTACATTATAATAATAATCTATTAAATTAACAATAACTTCACTATCTGTTTCTGATAAAAAAATATAATTTTTTTCTATTAACATTTCTTTTATTTTTTTATAATTTTCAATAATACCATTATGAGCTAATATTATATTTTTGTTAAAACTTAAATGAGGATGCGAATTAATATCTGTTTTTTTGCCATGTGTTGCCCATCTTGTATGTCCAATACCTATTTTTGATCCAATGTCAATTTTATTTATATTATTAAATAAGTTTTCAAAACAATCATTGTCATTTGATGCATATTTTATTATTTTGAAATCATCGGCCATAACAGAAATACCTACTGAATCATAACCTCTATTTTGTAGTTGTATTAGTCCTTTTTTTATAATTTCTATTGTATTATTTGATATTACTCCAATAATTCCACACATATATAATATAAAATTATATATGTATATATTTTTATACTTAAATAATGATTATATATTATCAAGTTCATTATCATAATTAACTATATGATATTTTCCATCAGAAAAACTTTCTATAACATTTAAATATATTCTTTCAAATGCATGTTCTATCATTCCATCTGCTAATTTATATCCATCCAAATTGTTAAGCTTTGCTATATTAATATATGATTTACTACCAAAAATATTATTATAGTTATGATCTAAATCATTACCATATAATTTTTTATTCAAAAAATTTTTATAATTATCAATAATAGATATATTACTAGATTTATAATACCATGTAAACCAATTTAAATCAAAACTAGTTTTTTTATTCAAAAAATTATATAAAAATAAATTATCT